GTAAACTGGAACAAAAGCACGTTGCAAAACAGCGGTGTTCCTGCTGGCGTTTTCACGGTGCAGAATCCATCTCCCGAACTCATCGACAATCTTCGTGACGAGTGGAAACGCCGATACGGCGGAGGAAGCAACGCACGCATTCCGCTAGTCCTCAACGCGGACCGTGCAACGTATCAACCCATTGGTCTGACTAGCATTGACATGGATTTTCTGAATCAACGGAAACTGAACCGTACGGAGATATGTTCTGCTTTCGGCGTTCCATCGCAACTCGTGGGTGACCCAGAGGGGCAAACGTATAGCAACTTTAGTGAAGCGGTGAAAAGCTTTTGGGAGAATACCATTATCCCCAGATACTTGGAGCATATGAAACAAAAGTTACAAAGCGACTTGCTACCGAGATACGCCGATAACCTCGTACTCGTGTACGATCTATCAAGAATACAAGCGTTGAAAGAATCACAAGATGCGCTTACCAAGCGTACCGTCGACCTGTGGAAAAGTGGACTCATCAAGCGTAACGAAGCACGGTTCGCACTGGACTATGAAGAGGTGCAAGATGGAGACGTGTTTTTCAACGACTTGGGCTTTACAACTGAACAAGCGTTGCCAAGTGAAGGCGAATATAAAAGCCTTGACGCAAAAAAAAACTGTTCAAACAGTTTGAGCGACAACGAAATCCATTTTATGATAGAGTGACGAAAGACATCGCAGCCGCTTTCAACGAGCAACGCAAGAAAATCATCAACGCCACGTACAACAAGGATAATTTCAACAATGAGGTTCTGGAAATTATAGAGAACGACAAGGAGCGGTTTGTTAAGCTGTTTCAAAAGATATACAAAGACATCATCCGCCACTTTGGAGCAAAGACGTATCAGGATATACAGTCACGAGTTAAATCCACAGGAGCAAGCGAAACGAAAGCATTCGACTTCACCACTGACGACATCTTAAAGTACATCACCGAAACGTCTGCTGAAAAAGTCGTGCTAATCACCGAAACAACGAAGAACGACATCAAGAATATCATCATCGACAGCATGGCAGAGGGTGCGAGTATCCTCACGATGACGGAATCACTGGATAAACTTTACCTCGATAAAATCATCCCGAATCGCAGTCGCACGATTGCACGCACAGAGGTGGTCAGCGCATCGAATTTTGGTTCACTGGCAGGAGCACAACAGACAACACCTAAGCTACGCAAAGTATGGATCCCGACTTTTGACGACAGCACACGTGATTCACACAGAGCCATGGCGAATCATCCGCCGATAAAGCTGAACGAATCATTTGATGTCAATGGTTCACGCGGCAAGTATCCTGCCGATTTCTCTTTGCCTGCAAAGGAAAGCATCAACTGCCGATGCGCCGTGGGATACGAGTACGCAGAAGAGACACGAGGAGGCGAAGCATAGTGCCGTTGCCACGACCAACACAAGCAGAAGAGGAAGAATCATTTTTGACACGGTGTATGAGCGACAAGGTGATGATTGAGGAATTCCCCAAATTGGAACAACGATTCGCTGTGTGTAAGATACAGTGGGATGCAACGGAGGACGCAGAAGAAGAGGATAAAGAGGAAGAAGACGAGGAAGATGCGCTGATTAAGTTTGTACAAAAGGTTTCCAAGGCTACAAACTTCCCAACAGCAGGAGACGATGAAACGATAAGTCTGCAAAACAGCAAATACGAATTGTTTCCGTTAGACTTTGCGGAGCGTGTTCGTGAAAAGTATCCGAAGGTGTGGGGGCTTGGCGGAAATGTTTTAGGCAATGAACAGTATAAACACCTATACACCATACGCAACGATGACATCGCAACGGACGCACTGACACCAAGGCAAGTAGAGGCGATCCGACTACGTGAAGCGTGGAGCGCAAGACACTCGGAGGACTTTCGCATTGCAGGGGTAGTAGCGCAAATTAAGTGGCACATGGTTGGCGATAAAGGCGTTGAATACATGAAAAAGCTAGTCAACGAAGAAATTGAAAAACGATACGGAGGTGGCGAGTGATGGACTTCAAAGCGGTTAAGTTTGAAACGAAGGCGATTAGTGATGATATATTCGAGGGATATGCGTCGTTTTTCAACAATATTGATGCTTACGATGATATCATCGAAAAAGGTGCTTTCCGCAAAACTATTTCAGAGAATCGCTCAAGAATCAAGGTATTATGGCAACATGATGCAAACGAGCCTATCGGTTTGCCGATTGACATGACAGAGGATGACAACGGATTGTACGTCAAGGCTAAAATAAGCATGACGGACACAGGGAAAAAAGCGATGACGCTAATCAAAGACGGCGTTATCACAGAAATGTCAATCGGATACGATGTGGTGAAAGATGATTATAAAATGTTGGGTACCAAGCGTGTGCGCCTGCTAAAAGAAGTCAAGCTATGGGAGTTTTCCCCTGTTACTTTTGCTGCAAACGAAAAAGCAAAAATTATGAAGATGCGGGGCTTGCTTGAATCGGTAAAAGCTGATAAGATGGACACGGCAATAAGCTTAATCCGTTCACTTGGTGCACAGCCGTCACAAGACACTGACGACATCGAGCCGAGCATAGTGCTTGACATGATAAAAAAATTGAGAGGGTGACAACAGTGAACATCAACGAAATTCAAAAGTCGATCACCGATGCTATCCAAAACGGCGTTTCCAAAGATGACTTGAAAACTCTTGAAGTGAAGTTTATGGAGGCATTGGACAAGCGCAACGGTGACCAAAAAGATGTAGAATCTATGTTCTCAAAGTTTCAAACGGAGATGGAGACGAAATTGTCCTCCATGCAATCGGCACAAGCGAAGGCGGTTCACACTGAAACAGCTAAAAAGGAAACTGTTGGTGAGTTTCTCGTAAAAGCACGTGCGCATGACCCAGAGCTAAAAGCGTTTACACGTAAAAACCTCGTCGAAAACACAGGTGACCTTGGTGGCTACCTCGTACCCGAAACTTTCTCAAACGAAGTTTTGCGAGTACAACTTGAAGAAACGGTTGTTCGCCGTGCAGGTGCTCGTGTGTTGCCGATGACATCTCCTATCCTCAAAATCCCTGCATTGAACATGTCATCAAATGCGAGTGGATCGCTGTTCGGCGGAGTTACGGCGTATTGGGGTGGCGAAGGGCTTGAAAAAACGGAAAGCAACCCTAAATTTAAGCAAATCACGCTTGAAGCTAAAAAGCTAATCGGATACGTCGAATCATCCGATGAACTTGTAGACGATGCAATTGTATCGATGGGTTCATTGCTGTCTGACGTGTTCGCACAGTCAATCGCTTTCGAAGAAGATGCCGCGTTTTTAACAGGTAACGGCGTGAACAAACCTTTGGGGATTCTCAACGCTCCTGCAACAATCACCGTTGGACGTGTAGGAACAGGTTCGGTTCAAACGTCCGACCTCGTCAACATGTTAGCACGTTTCTACCGCCGTGGTGGAACACCTGTATGGATTATCAATCAATCCGTTTTGCCTGATATCTACAAATTGAAAGATGAAAACAGCAACTACATTTTGACTCCTGGCTTTACTGGCGGAATCACAGGTGACCTCCCTGGAACAATTTACGGCGTGCCCGTGCTCGTCACTGAAAAAGTTCCTGCACGTGGTTCGATTGGAGACGTTTCTCTTGCTGACATGCGCTATTACTTAATCGGAGATCGCCAACGCCTGACTATTATGGAGTCGGAACATGTCAAATTTAAGTTTGATGAAAAAGCGTGGCGGTTTGTACAACGTGTTGACGGGCAACCATGGATCGACTCTCCCATCACACCACGTGCAGGCGGAGCAACGATATCACCGTTTGTACAGCTAGGAAACTTTGGAACGTAATATAACTGAAAAGGAGGAGAACAACACATGACTCGCATCAATGAAAAAATCACATTTACCAACGCCATTAATCCGACAACCGCAGCGACTGTAACAGCATCATCGTCTGAATTGGTTGACATGTCACAATTCACACAATACCTTGCCATCGTTGCACAAGGAACAGCAACGACAGCAGGAGTCATCACCGTTACGGTTTGGGAATCTACTGCTCCAACGTGGGCTGGTGCAGTTGCAACAGTTATCACCGCATCGCAGGTTACTGGCGTATCTACAACCTCGCCACGTTTCATCAACATTAATCTACGTGACTCCCAGATCACGGATGGCCGCCGTTACCTTGGATTGTATGTGCAAAAAGCCGATACTGCATCAGGCGTTTGCGCTGTGATTGCGCGTGACGGAGACAGATATTTAGGTTAAGATTTATAGCTTGCGCAGGCGACAGGTACGGGAACGCCATATATTGGAGACGTGTCGCCTGCTGAACGAAATCGGAATAGGTTAACCTTTACAGCTTTACGGCATGGATAGCTTGCGCAGGCGACAAGCGTACCCCTTGACGTTTCCATGCCGTATATATAAGGGAATAACATAATAGGGGTGTTATGTATGACAAAAGTTATGATTGGTTTACCGATACATCGACCAATCGAATTCAAAGTGTTCGAATCGTTCATCCGTATGACGAATCAGAGAAACGATATCAAACTAGAATTTTCCATGGTGTCAAATAGCTTGATATACGACGCTCGTGAGTATGTGGCGGAGCAGTTTATGAAGAGCGACAATGAATATTTGATGTTTATTGACAGCGACATGACGTTTCATCCGCAGAGCTTACAGTTTTTGCTACGGCACGATAAGGAATTCGTCACCGCAAAAGCGTTCAAAAGGGTGCATCCGTATCAACCGTGTTTTTATACAAAGGTATTGTATGAAAACGGCATCCCCAGCTTGGAAGTGCCTACTGGATATGGAGAGGGCTTACTGCCGATTGAAGGCGCGGGGCTAGCGTGTGCATTGATTAAGCGATCCGCTTTTGAAAAGCTAGAAAAGCCATATTTTTTCCCGCTCCCCAACGTAGGGG